CGTCGACGATGCGAAAAAGTTTTCGAGACTCCGTGTGGCCCCGATGATCGAGGACACACCTGCCATCCGCAGCAAAGTCAAGGAGACAAAGGTCGGACGGGAAAGCGCTTCGACCATCCTTCAGAAGTCGTTCCCCGGAGGGATGCTGACGGTCACCGGATCAAACAGCGCCTCAGCGCTCGCATCGACGCCGGCGCGGTACGTCATCGCCGACGAAGTGGATCGCTTCGCACGGTCTGCCGGCCGCGAAGGTGACCCGTTGAGCCTTGCGAAGGCTCGGCAGACGACATTCTACAATGCAAAAACGCTGCTTGTCTCGACTCCGACCGTCAAAGGTGATTCGAGAATAGAAGCAGCTTTCTATACCGGCACACAGGAACACTGGTGCCACAGATGCCCCGATTGCGGGGAGTATTCCGAAATCAAGTTCAACGACATCAAGTTCGAGCCGAAGATGGAGCGGGTCCATGGAAAGAAGACCTGGACTATCGATGGCGAGGTGCACTGGATGTGCCCGAACTGTGGCTGCGTTCACACCGAACACCAGATGCGCCGGCAACCGGCCATGTGGATCGCCGATAACATCAACGCGCTGCAGAATGGCATTCGGTCTTTTTGGTTGACGGCATTCGCATCGCCCTGGACATCGTGGGAAACGATCTGCCTCCGGTTCCTAGAAGCGAAGGACGACCCGGAACTGTTGAAGGTTGTATATAACACTCTCTTCGGTCAGTTGTGGGAAGACCGAGGCGACCTCGTCGATGAAGACGAGGCGCTCGCGAGAAGAGAAGACTACGGCCGCCGTACGGACGGCTCGGCCGTTGAACTTCCGGACGGCGTTCTCGTGCTGACCTGCGGGGTCGACACACAGGACAACCGTCTTGAATACGAAGTGGTCGGGCATGGCCACTATGGCGAGACCTGGGGCATCCAGAAGGGTGTCATCATGGGCAGACCGGACACGGCAGAAGTCTGGAGCCGTCTCGATGACCTTGCAGAACATGTCTTCAAGTTCGAGAGCGGGAAGGGCCTGAAGGTCTCCATCTTCTGCGTCGACTCCGGCGGACATTTCACCCAAGATGTCTATGAAAACTGCCAGAAGAGGCAGGGGAAGCGATTCTTCGCCATCAAAGGCAAAGGCGGCGACGGTGTTCCGTACATATCCCCTCCGAGCAAGGTGGCCATTCGCGACAACAAACGGAAGACCTGCTGGTTGTACACACTCGGTGTTGATGCTGGGAAGGCTTCTATCATGTCATCCTTGAAGGTCGAAGAACCCGGTCCGAAGTACATGCACTTCTCCGCTGATCCGGATGCCGGTTACGATATGAACTACTTCAACGGACTTCTCTCCGAGAAGATGGTGCTGGCACACACGTCCCGCGGCGATGTATGGAGATGGGAAAAGATTCCCGGGCACGAGCGGAACGAAGCACTCGACTGCCGAAACTATGCGATGGCCGCTCTGAAGATCATCAACCCCGACATGGATGCCGTTGAGAGACGACTGAAGGGGCTCAACGAGAAGAAAGAGTCCAAGGCTCCGGCGCCAAGGCCGAAGAGAAAAAACAAACGTGCTGAGATGTTCAGCGATTGGTAAGAGGTGACGAAGTGAAGAAAAGACAGTACATCGTTCAGGTGTTGGAGTCGGATAAGGCTCTTCTGGAAGAGTGCCTGAAAATCCAAACAGCGCTCATCAAAGGAGACTATGTCACCGCATATACGATCGGTTCCAGATCACTGCAACGGCAGTCGATTTCTCTTCCACAGGTCCGGTCCATCATCAAGGACCTCATGGAAGAAATCGAAGACCTGGAGGAACAACTCGAAGCTATGGACGAACGACGTTGCCGGAAACCACGCCGAGCCGTCGGTGTCCTGCCGAGAGATTGGTAAAACAGAATCAACGGACCTCATAAGGTCCGTTTTTTTATGCCCTTTTTCAGGGAGGTGAAAACTTGAGTGAAGTAAAAAGGCCGGTCAATAAAGGTTACTCGGAGGCAGGCGCTTCGCACCAGAAGCGCTCTGTCAAAGGGTTCGATGCACATTCCGGATCACCGGCGGAGGATATCAATAACAACAACTACACCCTCCGGCAGAGATCGAGAATGCTCTATATGGCTTCGCCTGTGGCGACCTCGGCGATCAAGACGAATCGGACGAACGTCATCGGTCTCGGTCTGCAGCTGAAGTCGAGAATCGACCGTGAAGTCCTCGGCCTTACGGCTGAACAGGCAGGTGCCTGGCAGAAAAACGTCGAGAGAGAGTTTCGTCTCTGGGCCGGTTCGAAGAACGCATGTGATGCGACCGGCATGAACGACTTCAATGAGATGCAACAGCTGGCGTTGGTCTCCTGGCTGATGTCCGGAGATGTGTTCGCCTTGGTCAAACGGTATGCACCGACTCCGGTCAGTCCGTACACTCTGCGCCTCCACATAATGGAGGCAGATCTCGTGTCGACTCCGAAAGAAGGCTCCGTTGCCCTTTCCCCTCTTCTTCCGACTACTGGAAAAGCAAAAAACGGGAACCTCATCTATGACGGCGTCGAAGTCGACGGGAGCGGGATGGTGAAAGCCTACCACTTCCGCAGCACATATCCCTTTGAAGGAACGACCGAACCGACCAAATGGACACGCGTTGAAGCGTATGGGGAACGGACCGGACTTCCGAATATCCTACACGTCATGGAAAGTGAACGGCCGGATCAGTATCGCGGTGTTCCGTATATGTCGCAATGCATCGAGCCACTTCTCCAGCTTCGGCGATATACCGAAGCAGAGCTGGCGGCGGCAATGATCCAGGCGTTTTTCACGGCGTTCATCAAGACAGAGACCAATCCGGCGGAGAACCCTTTCAATGAAGTTGGTTCGACGATACCGGAAAAGTCTGTCGACCCAAATGAGTACGAAATGGGTCCGGGACAGGTCAACTTTCTGAAACCGGGTGAAGACGTCATCTTCGGAGACCCGAAGCATCCGGCGACCGGTTTCAATGAGTTCGAGCGTACCGTATGCGAACAGATCGGCTCGGCATTGGAGATTCCGGCTGACCTCCTACTGAAATCGTTCAACTCGTCCTACTCGGCGAGCCGTGCCGCGCTGCTTGAAGCGTGGAAGGCGTTCAAGATGCGCCGCGAGTGGTTCGCGAATGATTTCTGTACGCCTATCTATACGATCTGGCTGAGTGAAGCCGTAGCCCTTGGCCGCGTGGCAGCACCAGGCTTTTTCGCCGACCCGGCGATCCGGGCCGCCTGGCTTGGGTGCGAATGGATCGGCCCGTCTCAGGGACAGCTCGACCCGACGAAAGAGATCAACGCGGAAGCGATGGCGGTCGCAGAGGGCTTCAGTACTCGCGAACAGTCCACCATCCGCTTGAACGGTGGTCAGTGGGATGCGAATGTTGAACAGCTGGCACGCGAAAACGAGAAGCTCGCAGAAGCGCGGGCAGTACTTGAACCAAAAGAGGTGAATGAACCCAATGAATAAGACACCGAAATTCTGGAATGTGATGATCGACGGCGAGACTGCTGAAATCGAACTGTACGGCGATGTCTGGGGCAGTGAGGTGCCGAAGTGGTACCTCGAAGATGTCGGCGACTTTGACTACATCAGCCCGCAGACCTTCCGGCAGGACCTGGAAGCGGCAAAGTTTGCCAAAGAAGTCGTCATCAAAATCAACAGTTGCGGCGGCGATCTGTATACCGGTCTGGCAATCCACAACGAACTCAAGGCGCTGGATGCTCATAAGACGGTCATCGTCGAGGGCATCGCGGCGAGCGCGGCTTCTGTCATCGCGATGGCAGGGGATGAGGTCCAGATGTACCCCGGCTCAATGCTCATGATCCACGGCGTGTCCGGTCTCATGATGGATTGGGTCACGCTGGAGGACCTGAAGAAAGCAGCAAAGTCCTTCGATGCCGCTGAGAAGGCCATCGCGAACATCTATGCCGACCGGACCGGGAAAGACACTGGGACGCTCCGGAGCATGATGACCCGCGAAACATGGATGGTTGGTCAAGAAGCAGTCGATCAGGGCTTCGCGGACACGGTTCTTGAAGAAGAAGGTCCGAAACTGGCCGCCAGTGCTGACAGGAAAACCCTTCTGGTCGCAGGAGTGCATCACGATGTATCTGCATTCCATCTTCCCGACATGATTCCGTCGGACAAACGGATTCATCCGGCGAAAGCCGATGAAAATAAAACGACCAATTCGGTCGAAAAAATGGAGGTCAAAGCTATGACTTTGATGGAACTCAAAGAGCAGAGCCCCGAGTTGGTCGAAGAAATCGAAGCCAACGCGGCCAAGGCTGCGCTCGAGAGCGCCAAAGCCGACCTCGCGGAAGAGATGAAAGGTGCCGTAGATGAAGCCGTGGACAACGCTGTTGCCGCGGAGCGGGCGAGAATGATGAAAATCGACGAAATCGCCAGCAACATCAACGATGCCGACCTCATCAAAGAAGCGAAGTATGGTGAAGAGCCGATGACCGCGGAACAGCTCGCCTTTGAGGCGCTGAAGAAGCAGCAGGCTCAGGGAACCGCATTTCTTGCGGACATGAAAGCCGACACGGAAGACTCCAAAGTCAACGACGTGAATGGCGCACCGAACGCCGGTGTCGATGAAGACGTCCCTCAGGAAAGCCTCGAGGAAGTCGTCAACAAAGTGGTCGACACCTATCTCAAACTCAAGGGGGAGAAAAAAGATGGCTAAAAAGCTCAACGAAGTCCTCGGCACTGCCGGGGCAGACAACCTGTTCAACGAGAACGAACCGGTCAACGATATCGTCATCGTAGACGCTCCGGCGAACACGAAACGCGGCACGCTTCTGACCGGCACCGCCGGTGGCACGCTTGCAGCTGCCACGGCCACCATCGACGCCACCGCGCAGTATGTCATCCTTGCGGACGACACCGACGAAGCGGGCAAATACGAGGCATATCGTGCCGGTCACTTCAACAAGAACGTCGTTGAAGAGATCACCGATATCGAACTTGACGCTGAGGCAGCGGAAGCCCTGAAGAAAATGGGCATCTTCCTGACCGACGCTGTCAAAGGCTGATAGGAGGAAAAGAAATGAACATCGATATCCTGAACACTCATTCTCTTCTCATGGCGGTCGAGCAGCTGACCCCTGCGAAGACCTTCCTTCGGGACAGATATTTCCCGACCAACACGAACACTGATGTTTTTTCCACGGAAGATGTTCTGGTCGACTACAAAGACGGTTCGAAGAGACTCGCTCCGTTCGTTGCGCCGCGCAAAGAGGGCGTTACCGTCCTTCGCAGCGGTTACACGACCGAGCGCTTCACTCCGCCTTACATCGCTCCGCGGAGACCGCTCACCCTCGACGATCTCACCAAGAGAGGTTTCGGCGAGGCTCTGTTCTCCAAACTCACTCCCGAGGAGAGACAGGCTACCTTCATGCTGAAAGATGCTGAGGAGCTGGGGGAACTGATCTCCCGTCGTGAAGAAGCCATGGCCGCTGAGACCATGCTCAACAACGGCTGCGTCATGAAACACATCGGCGATGACGTCGAGAATCCTGAGGAGTTCGAGATCTTCTTCCACGAAGGTGCCACGAACCCCTACGCGTACACTCCGGAAATTTCCTGGGGTCAGAGCGGCGCCAACATCATGGGCGATCTCCGCGCTATGATCTCCATGCTGACCTCGAAGGGCCTTCCGGCTTCTGACCTGGTCTGCGCTCCCGACGTCGCGATGTCGATCATCGAGGACGAGAAGGTCCAGAAGTACCTCGACATCCGTCGCTTCGAACTCGGCACTGTCGACCCGAAAGAACTGCCGGACGGTGCGGCTCTTGTCGCCGTTCTGAACGTCTTCGGCAAGTATATCTCCATCATTTCCTATGATGAGACTTACGTCAACGATGACGATCAGGAAGTTCCGTTCATCCCGGCCGGTCATGCCATTCTGACCGCTCCGGC